TGTTGGACAGGTTTCATTGACTCCTAAGACTCTAGGTGCATTCACTGACGTAACTCGTCAGCTTCTAATGCAATCTAGCTTAGACATTGAAAGCCTAATCCGTGATGATCTTGCTAAGTCTATTGCTATTGCAATCGATAAAGCTGGTCTTGAAGGTTCTGGTGCTAACGGCAACCCAACTGGTATCTTAAACACTACTGGTGTTGGAACTGTAACTGCATTTGCTGCTGCTAACCCAACTTTTGCTGAAGCTGTAAGCCTTGAAACTGCTGTTGCTGGTGCTAACGCACTTAACGGCAACCTTTCATACATTCTTCCTGCTGCAATGAACGGTGGTCTTAAAACGACTTCTGTTGACACTGGTTCAGGTCAGTTTGTATCTCAAGGTGGTCAGATCAATGGTTATAACGCTATTGTATCTGCACAAGCAACTGCTGGTAACTTGTACTTTGGTAACTTTGATGACCTACTAATCGGTATGTTCGGTGGTTTGGACATCGTAGTTGACCCATACACTGCTTCTACTACTGGTACTGTTCGCGTTGTTGCGATGCAGTCTGTAGATGTAGCTGTACGTCACGCTGCAAGTTTTGCTTTCGGTAACGATGGCTAAGTAACACTGTGAGGGGGTTCGCCCCCTCCTTTACTAAAGTCTATCCCACGGCTATCCCACGGTAGGTTTTACTAAAGGAGATTATTATGAAAGTTAAGTTTGTAGAACAATCCTCTGTTGACTGTGCTTTATATCGAGTAGGCACTGTTGTAGATTTATCTAAGAAGGTTGCTGACGATCTAATTGATTCTGGCAAGTGTGTTGCTGTAGAAGCTAAGAAGAAGACAAAGAACAGAAGTGTTGGATTAGACGATAAGCTAGAGACAAGAGTAGAAACAGATGCCAGTTGAGACTGCTGCCGACAGATTGTTAATGCTAGCTGACTTTGGTGAGTCAGTTACATTTACGCCCAATGGTGGCTCTCAGGCCACGATTACTGCTATCTTTGATAATCAGTATGAAGCTGTTGATGCAGGTGGATCAGTTGACTTTGCAGTGGTTTCGCCTAGGCTTACAGTTAGAACTAGTGATATACCTAATGCCGCAGATGGCGATACGTTTGTTGTGCGTAGCACTAACTATACTGCTAGAATACTCATGGCTGATGGAACTGGAATAACTGAGATAGCACTAGAGGAACAATAATGGCTCATGCAAGAAAAAGCATTAGAGACGATATTAAGACAACCTTAACTGGTCTGACTACTACACAAAGTAATGTGTTTCAGAGCAGAGTCTATCCCATAGGTAAGGCTAAACTACCTGGTATTCTTATTTACAGCAAGAGTGAAGATGTAGAATACGCTACAGTAAACACTCCTAGAATGCAGAACCGTATATGCAGTTTTGACATAGAGATATATGTTCGTGGTACAGCTAACTACGACAATGATCTAGATCAGATTTGCTTAGAGGTTGAAGAGGCATTGTATACAGATTTAACAAGAGGCGGTAATGCGAAAGATACTCGCATACTTAGCTTTGAAGCAGATTTTAACGGTGATAGTGAACAGCCAGTGGCAGTTGCTAGATTAACCGTTGAAGCAACGTATCAGGTGCGTGAAAACAACCCTGATATTTCAATTTAAAGGCGATTGCGCCAATAAAACGCTCATAGAGCAAAGGTATATAAAATGGCTACTTATACTGGACATTCAGGGGTCGTATCCGTAGGCGGTAACGCGGTCGCTGAAGTAAAAGATTATTCACTAGAAATCACTGCTAACACAGTTGATGCTACAACGCTGAACAATACTGCTGATGCAGGTTGGACTAGAAGCAAGGTTGTAAATCGCTCTTGGAGTGTTAGTATTAACTGTTTCTTCGATGATGCTTCAACTAATGGGCAGATCGAGATGCAAAACGAAATGATGCAAGCTGCAAGTGCTATGCTCGCCAATGATGGTGTTACAATTAGTTGTGCAGGTGGCGGTCAAACTTTCAGTGGTAGTGTACTAATTACTTCTATCTCTGAAACCGTTTCTGGTGACGGACTTATTGAAGTTTCATTTACTGCAACTGGTCTTGGTGCTTTAGCAGTATCATAAGGGGAATAAAACCATGGGAAAATTAATAGATAACGCTGTTGCTCACTTTAGCGGCAAAGAAGTTAGGACTCTGCGAGTAGATGAGTGGGATTGCACTCTCTACTCAAAGAACCTGTCGCTAGAAGACAAAGCTAGATGGTATGCTAGGGCTGATGGCGATAATACTGATTACTTAGTGTATGCTTTGATATATGGCATCACTGATGAGAAAGGTGAAGCAGTATTTGATATTGGCGATAAGATTAAGCTGAGAAAGAGTGTTGATCCTGAAGTTTTGAGTAAAGTTGCTAATTTCGTCTTGGAAGCACAAGATGAAGAGGAGCGCGAAAAAAACTAATAGATGATCAAGGTGCGGTTACTGAGATATACGCAATGTTTCAGTTAGCAGAGCATCTTGGTCAGCCCCTCTCGACAATCTTAGCTATGACCGCCAACGAGTTTAATAGTTGGTTTACTTACTTGCGTATTAAAAATGACAAGATAAAGGATCATAATGGCTAGAACAGCATCTAATGTAATTACTAAACTTAGCGCGGACACTACTAATTTCGAGCAGGGAATGAAGCGTGCGCGGAAGCAAAGCGAACACTTTGGTAACACATCTAAGAAAGTAAATACCCAAATGCGCTTTATGCGTGGTGGACTTGGGCAGGTAGGTCATCAGGTTCAGGATATTGCAGTTCAGTTGCAGATGGGTCAGAACGCCATGCTAGTGTTTGGTCAGCAGGGTTCGCAGATTGCGTCATTGTTCGGCCCTGGTGGTGCGATGATTGGTGCTGTTGTAGCTATTGGTGCTGCGTTATCTATGTCTCTTGCTCCTTCATTCTTTGGCGCAACAGAAGCGGCTAAAGAACTAAAAAATGCTAACCAAGACTTGCTTGGAAGTTTTGATGATTTAACTCCAGCGCAGCAAGCCTATGCTAGATTGTTAGGAACTAGAAAGCTCAAAGAATATGATGCAGAGTTAAAAAAGCTGAATAATACTTCTAGAAAGCAACTCACAATGGTGAGAACAGGTGCTTTTGGTCAAGTTATAGGTACAAAAGACCTCGAAACAGTACAAGAATACAATGAAAGAATAGCAAAGCTCGACAGTGACATAGCATTTTACACAGCAGCAAAAAAAGCATTAAAAAGTCAAATTGACGGCACTACAAGTGCATTCACAAAGCAAGAAGCATCACTTGAAAAGCAAATTGATACCTTTGGCAAATCAGGTCATGCGCTAAGAGAGTACGCAATCCAATCAGACCTTACTGCAAAAAAAATAACTGATGATGAAGCTAAAATATTGATCGCTAAAAGCCGCACATTAGAATCCTTAGAGCAAAACGCAGAGAGACAAAAGGAATTAGATGCAGAAAGAAAGAAAGCGCAAAAAGATTTAGCTAAAGAAGCTGATAAGGCATTCAAGGAACAAGAAAGAACGGCACAACGCTTTGCAGATACCATAGGTAGAGGATTTACTCAGGCTATTACTGGTGCGATGTCGTTTAAGGATGCCATGAAGAATGTAGCTGCGTCTGTAATAAATGATTTAACTGCAATGATAGTTAAGAAGATGATTACTGATCAGATATTTGGCATTATAACAGGTGCTATGGATGGCGGTAGCAATGGCGCAAGTCAAATATCTAAAACACAGCCAAGCTCAACTGTTAATAGTAAGATTGGTAGACACGCTTACGAGGGCGGTGGTTTCACAGGGTTTGGCGCACGATCTGGTGGAGTAGATGGAAGAGGTGGATTCCCTGCTATACTACATCCAAACGAAACTGTGATCGACCATACGAAAGGCCAGGGAATGGGTGCAGTTGTAAACCAGACAATCAATGTAACTACAGGAGTACAGCAGACAGTGAGAGCTGAAATACAAAACCTAATGCCACAGATACAAAACGCAGCAAAAGCGGCTGTAGCTGATTCTCGTATGCGCGGTGGTTCTTACTCTAAAGCCATAAGAGGAGCATAACATGGCTCTAAGCTATCCTTTAAGTTTCCCCTCTGTAGGTATTACTAGCATTAATATGCGCCTTAGACGGTCTGTAGCTGTCTCACAGAGTCCTTTTAGTTACCAACAGCAAACACACGACTTTGGTGGCGCGTTATGGGAAGCGGAAGTAACCTTACCGCCATTATCTTACACTGAAGCTAGAGCAGTAGAGGTTTTCCTATTAGGTTTGAATGGTATGTCTAAGACCTTCACTATGGGACACCCATTGCACACGGCTACTGGCTCAGTATATGTTGATGCAAACAGTGGCAATACTCCTGCAATCGGAAATACTACTCTGACATTAGATGGTTCAGCAGTAGATGCTGGTACTTACTTTTCCATATCTAATAGACTGTATATGCTTTTAGAAGATAAAGCGTCTGGTAGCTCAGATGGAGCAAAAGATATTGCACCACCATTAAGAACAGCACCTAGTCATGCTACGCAAATTGAGCTAGCTGCACCTGTAGGCACATGGAGATTAGCTAGTAATGATATTGGATTTTCTACTGACTCTGCTGGTATGTATGGTTTTACATTTGCTTGTATTGAGGCTCTATAATGTCTAGAGGAATACACGCCAACATGGAAACGGCACTTAGCGCAGATGCAGTTAAGCCTTTTTTTCTAGTTGACCTTATGTTTACTTCACCAGTTTATCTATGGTCTGGTGGGTATACGCTATCCCATAGCTCTAACAATTACTTAGGATCAGGTGATTTGCTGACGGTAGAAGTACCAGAAGAATCACAAGATTTAGGTGCTGTAGGTGTAAAACTAACCCTATCAGGGCTGACTGGCACAAACATACTATCAGCAGCACTACAGCAAGAATATCAGGGTAAAAGCGTAGTAATTAAGTTGGGTGCTTTTGATTCATCAGGTAATATTGTTACTAATCCTGTTGTTATCTTTGAAGGGTTTATGGATGTAATGCAAATTGTTGAAGATGGAGATAGCTCAACAATAACTCTTAACGTAGAAAATAAACTGATAAGGCTAGAGACAGCTAATCATAGGCGATATACAGATTCAGATCAAAGAATTGATCACGCAGGAGATAGAGGTTTTGAGTTTATTACTGATATACAAGAGAAACAAATAAAATGGGGACAGTGATATGCAATTCTCAATCGAGAAAGTTGCAGACTTTAAGCATGAGATACAGCCATTATTAGAAATGCACTGGGAACAGATTGCATTAAATAAAGACAAAATTAAGCTAAACCCTGATTGGGATAACTATATAACTTTAAATGAGAATGGGTTATTAGTTGCATACATAGCAAGAGATGAAGGCAAACTAGTAGGCTATTTCATAGTTGTTGTTTCCCCATCAATGCACTACAAAGATCATAAGTTTGCAGTTTGCGATATTATATTTGTAAACCCTAAGTACAGAAAAGGCATGACTGGTTATAAGTTGATTAAATATGCAGAAGATAACCTTAAAGAAATGGGCGTTTCTTGCATACATATAAATACTAAAATTCATGCGCCTTTTGATAAGCTATTAGAAAAAATGCAGTATAATTGCATAGAGCGTTTATATTCTAAATATATTGGTAATTAAATATGGCAGCATCTCTTGTTTCAGCAATAGTCAGCACAGTAGTAAATGTGGCAGGAGGTGCTGCGTTTAGCTTTTCTGCATTTTTATCTTTGACTGCTACCTTTGCTGCTTTAGGTGCGCTAAGTAGAGCATTGATAGGAACCCCTGGTGAAATTGATACTATGGCTGGCCTTACACAGAACGCTAGGCAAAGTGATGCTTCAAGAAAGATCGTATACGGTAAGCAAAGAGTAGGCGGTGTAATAGCTTGGTTTGAGACTAAAGACAGTTGCCGAAACAATGAAAGCAGTTCTACAAGAAATGGGCTAGATACAAGTAGAGATGCAGACAATGAATATCTAGATATGATAATTGTCTTAGCTCCCCACGAGATAGAATCACTAGAAGAAATATATCTTGATGAAAGAAAGATTTGGGATGGCACAAACTTTATTGGTACAGACACTGATGAGAAGTTTGGATTTACTTTCTATGATGGTACACAAACTACATACGATCAAGATGCAGGGCATGAGTCTGCTTGGGATTCAGGTAACATCTTAAAAGATTGTGCATATATCTATGTGACTATGGTTTATGACACAGAGTATTATGCTAATGGCGTACCTAATATATCTTGTGTGATAAAGGGCAAGAAGATTTACGACCCTAGACAAGGTGGTCAAAGCTCATCAAATAGTTCCACATGGACTTATTCTAACAATCCTGCACTAATTCTATTAGATTATATGCGAGATGCAAAATACGGTTTAGGCGAAAGCTATGATGCTTTTGACGAGACTGCTTTAATAGCGTCTGCAAATGATTGTGATGGCGTTTTGTTAGGTGCAGTAGAGAATGTTGGCAACTTTAAGATAGGTAGGCAGTATCAGATAACATTAGTTGGCGGCTCAAACTTTACATCTATAGGTGCTAGCAGTAATGCAGTTGATGTAATATTCACTGCTACAGGTGATGGCTCTGCCATAGGTGGTGCAGGCCAAGCTAGACAGCGCACAAATAATTATTCTTGCGATGGAGTTGTAAACACTGCTAGCCCCTTTAAGGATAATATAGAAAATATACTTACTAGCATGGTTGGAACATTACAGTATGCTAATGGTAAGTTTCATATCAATTCTTACAACTATAAAACAGAACAAACTGATGTTATAGATGAAGATATGTTAGTTGCTCCTATACAGGTTACAACTAAGACAAGCCGCAGAACTTTATACAATGCAGTTAAAGGCAGGTTTAACTCTGACATTAACAATTTTCAAGTTACAGATTATCCTGCTCAAGAAAGCTCTACGTATGCGTCTAATGATGGAGAAACAATATTTCTAGACGTTGATTTGCCATTTACTACACATGATATTATGGCGCAGCGAGTTGCTAGATTAACTATGCTTAAATCTAGGCTACAGCAGACAATACAAATTACATGTAATCTTAAAGCTATGAAATATAAAGTTGGTGACAATATCAAGCTGACTTATAGCAGATTTGGTTGGAGTGAAAAGGTATTTGAGATTAATTCTTTTCGATTAGCTCCTAGTGTAGAAAATGGATTAGCTGTAGAAATTACTGCAACAGAGAATGATAGCCAAGCCTATGTATGGAATACTAGCGATCAAATAGATTTCACTAAAGGCGGTGAGGTTTCTATATACGATGGTACTATCCCTGCACCTACTAACTTAGTGCTAGAGCCATACACAGAAAACAAAAGAACTTATGTTAAAGCATCTTGGACTGCTAGTGCAGCGCAGGGAGTTGTTAAATATAAATTATATTATAGAAGAAACGCGACAGGCTACAGACCTGTTCAACAGGAAACAACATATCACACAAGTAATGTAATGGAAATTTACGAAGGTTATCAAGAGCAAGAAATTGAAGTTGTTTTACACGCTATATCTGAGTCGTATGGAACTACTAGCGCACAACTAACAGGCACTGTAAATGTCGCTAAGATACCTTTTGACAACCCTAAGAATGTTATAAGAAGCACAGTACAAAATCCTACAACATCACAAGTTTCTGCATTAGCTGAAGAAGTAGGCATTTCTCTAGAAAATGGCGCAGAAGTCACTTACTTGTACGTTAATGCAAATGGCGATGTATTAGACTCGTTAGAGTTTGTCTTTGAAAAGATTGTGCTTTCATCTATCCCACAGAAGGTTAAGAACGAAATTGTTGCTGAGACATTTAGCAATGTTGTTGCTAATAGTACATTTACCACTGCATCTGATTGGAATTTTGCCAATGAACTTGGTAGCTTTGAAATAACTGGTGGCAAATTAGTTTATGACGAAGTGCCAGGTATTGAAGTTGTTTATCAGCTTTTAACAGGTTTAGAAGTAGGCAAGACATATACCGCTTCAGTTACCGTTAGTAATTCGAATTTAAGTGTTGATTTTTTAGCAATTGTTTTTATTGATCCATTAAATAACGATTTTTTAACTACTACTGATTCATTTTTTAATGCAAACGGAACACATACCACTGAATTTGTTGCACCAAGTGATGAAGTATATATCGGTATAAGTGATGCGGCTGCAACTGGCAGTGCTGATTTAGATAACCTTACACTTACAAGACAAGATGAAAAGGCTGAACACTTTGTTTTAATTAGCTTACCTGAGTCTGTAACTGATACTGTTACATGGTCGCATAGCGAATCTAATGCTACAGGAATAAGTGATACAGGCGTTACTACTACTTTTAATTATTTTTCTACTAATCAATTAGTAAACGGTAGGAAGTCTGTTGAAATTGGATTAACTAGACCGTCTAGTAGTTCTGGGTTTTCACAGCATACTGTTACAGTAACAGCAAGCTGGACAGAAGATATAACTTTGGGTGGAGTTACAAACACACAAAATAAATCAGTGACTATAGATGTAACTTTATCAGCGAGGGTAGCATGAGTTGGACACCTAAAAAGAAAACTGTATCAGGCAATCAGATCATTGATAGCTCAATATCTTTCGATAACTTAGGTTGTACTATTGATGAAGATAACATGGCATCAGATAGCGCAACTCATGTTCCTACGCAGCAGTCTGTTAAGGCTTATGTTGATGCAAACGGTGGTGGCGGTTCATCGCAGTGGACAACTTCTGGCAGTAATATTTACTACAACACTGGCTTCGTAGGTATAGGTACTACTAATCCTAGTACACCTCTTCATATTCACACAGATGACCCTGATTTTATACAAGAAATGGACTCAACAGCAACAGCATCTTTAATTCAACATAGGTTTGTTGTAGATGGAGTAACGGAAGGTGAGTTGCTATATAACAAAGCTGACGAATACTTTTCGTTAAAAACCACAAAAAAACTACTTTTTTTGACCGCCAACACAGAACGTATGCGTATTGACTCATCAGGCAACGTAGGTATAGGTACTACTAGTCCTAACTATGAGACGCATATACACGAAGCAACAGCAGATGCAGATGCTCGTATACAGCTAACTAATGCTGATACTGGTACTACAACAGGAGACGGCTTTCATATAATAATGAATGGTACTACAGCAGGTAAGCAAGTAAACCTGTTGAATCGTGAAGCAAGTCCGTTAGCGTTATGGACAAGCAACACAGAACGTATGCGTATTGACTCATCAGGCAATGTATTGGTGGGTACTACTAATGAGACTTGGTTATCACAAGCAGGTACACGTCTCTTCAACACAGGTAGTTCTACTTTTACTGCCAATGGTATTATTCCTTTAGGAATTAATAGATTAGGGTCAGGTGATGGTACGTTAATAGATTTACGTAAAGCAGGCTCAACTGTAGGGTCTATTGGTACTGTTGGTGGCGAAATATACATTGAATCGGGCGATGTTGGTTTGCAGTTTGATGCAAGCGGTAACAACATTGTTCCTTATGGCGGTGGCTTTAAAGACGCAACAATTGATTTAGGTTCAAGTGCTAATCGCTTCAAAGACCTCTACCTATCTGGCGCAGGATATATTCCAGATGTTAGGTCAACTAGCAATCAGTATTTAACTCATAATACTGGAAACTTTTTAGCTATTAGAAATAGTTCTGGCTATGAACGTATGCGTATTGACTCATCAGGCGACATGACTATTGGAACAACTAGCAAATCTAGCGCAACAACACTAAAGGTTGAGAACGCTAGTGGTTATGCGCCTACTTTAGAATTTAATCAGTCAGGCACAGGTGCGGCATCTATTGCAGTCCCTGCTAATGAAAACGCATTACAGTTTAACCGATTTAATGGTTCTAGTTTAGAAGAGGCTAT